GTTAGATAATTTACTAGAAGTAGTAGCTCTAGTTACAGTAGCGCTCCCTCCGAAATATGTAGCTCCGCCAGTACCTCCTGGAAAATGACCTGCATTATTCGCATGTCCAGAACCATCACCGCCATATAAATTTAAGTCTCCTTTATAACCAACTCCGCCATGACCGCCTGTATGACCGTAATTTCTATTAGCGCCATAACCGCCAGATGCTGCAACATACGATCCAAATGATGAAGTTCCGCCGTCGCCTGCTGCATTATAATATCCAACGCTGTTACCCCCGCCGCCGACTGTTACATATACCGTATCAACATTAGAAACGTCAATTATTTTCTCAGAATAACCTCCAGCACCTCCAGATTCACAATAACCAGCTGCGCCCCCGCCGCCGCCTTGAACTTTAACTAGAACTTTTTCGCATCCTGTCGGTTTATACCAAGTTCCAGAACCTGTAAACGATTGTATATTGATTAAATAACCATTATCGATGGTGTAATCAAACTTAGTCGTTTGAGTTGTACCATCTCCGAAAGTAAAACCAGAATCATTTAATATAGTTGTCATATGTTTTATGAGTAGTTATAAACAATAACTATTCCATCTCCGCCTTTATTTCCAACCCAACCGCTACTTTCCATACAACCGCCTGCTCCGCCAGCTCCTGGAGCAGTTCTACCCCAGTTTGAAGCATTGTAACTATGAGATGCTTTGTAACCAGAACCGAAATAACTTTTTCCGCCGTTAGAAGCGCCAGCGCCATCTCTGTGCCCAGTATTTCCATGCCCTGTCCCAGAACCAGCTCTTAAATTTATATCGCCCCCAAAACCATTACCGCTTATTCCTCCAGTATGTGAATCAGAAGTGTTGGCTCCATAACCGCCAGATGCTGAAAGGTATGAACCGAATGACGAAGTACCTCCATTATTTGCAGCAGAATAATAACCTGTATTTGCTCCTCCAGCGCCGACTGTTACGGTAACAGATGAAATTGAAGTAACGTCAATTAATTTCTCGGAATAACCTCCAGCACCTCCAGATTCACAATAACCCGCGCCACCACCACCCGCGCCTTGTACCTGGACTAATACTTTTGTACAATTTGCGGGTTTATTCCAAGTATATGTACCAGGGCTTGCCCAAGAATTAATGCTAATTAATCTACCCGCATTTCTAGAAGCTGTAATATTAGCAGTAGTATTAGGAAATTCTATACCAGTATTATTTAACGTTGATGACATATCAACCTCTTAGCTCTTTAATTTCTTTTCTTAATTCTTTGATAGATTCTACGATTAAAGGTATTAAACGTTCATATTGAACTGTTAAATAATTTTCTCCAGATTTACTAGAACCATCTTCCGCTATATCAAACGGAGCTGGTTTTACTGCTTGAGGTTGAACTTTTTGTACATCTTGAGCATACAATCCAACTTGTTCTTCGTAATTATTATAACCATATTTTTCTGCAAGTTTATTTTGAGTATAAACAATACCTGTTAATTGTTCAATTTTGTCTAGAGCATTTTCAATTTTATAAACTTCATCTTTTAGTCTTTTATCTGAATAAAAAGCCGTAATGGAATTTGTTGCTCTAATTTGACCAGCAGTTCCAGAAGAAGTTGTGCCAACGCCTAAAGAACTTATAGTTAAATTTTGCGTTTGTTGAGAATACGAAGATGATTGCCCTGTAGATAAAATTAGTCCATTAGGGAAATAATATAATCCATCATCTCCATTTCTAATACACAACAACACCCAGTTGTACGGGATTTCTTGATCTCCAGTATAATGCATAATTCTGAAGTTACCTGGTACGGAACTGTTGGCTGACCCTAGAGGTAAGATATAATATATCGCCTGCCAAGTCGTTAGGGGAATACCAGTTGCTGTGGTTGTAACACTACCTGCGCCGCCAATACCTGTAATCGTAGTTCCAGAAACTGGAACTGTAATATCAAAATATCCGCTTGTTGCAAACGATGAACTTCTACCTTGAGAAATAATAATAAATCTACTAGACCAATTTACGTTTCCGCTAGCATCAACGGAAATTGTACCGCCGCCCGTTAAATTAAATCCACTTTTAACTGATTGCGAAAATGTTGACTGAGAAACCCCATTATAATTAGTAGCTGAAACTGAAGTTTGGGCTGCGCCTACTGATAAAGTTGATTGATCAACCCAAGAAGGGGCTGCTGCTCCGTTAGAACGATAAATCTGACCATTACTTCCAGCGGGTAGTTGCGCGGTCGTTCCAGAAGCTGTATTATATGGTACTGTACCAGCGCCGCCTCCAGAAATATTATTAGCTGTAGTGGATGTTAAAGAATTACCATTTAAAGCGGCTGTAATAATATTGGCTGCAAAATCTCCGTTGGAATCTCTTTTTACAACTTTGTTAGAAATATTAGAAGAAACGCAATCCGCAGTTTCTTGTTTAGCAGAATTTATACTAATGAAATTTTGATCAATTTCTTCATTAGTTAAAGGTGAATTTTTTACAGTAGCGCCAGTTCCAGCCGTTACTCTTGTTGTTATAGAAGCCATGTATTAGTCCTATTATTACATTCCGATGTGAGTCTTAATATTTTTGATTTCGTTGTGAAGCTCTTTGATACCTTCCACGAGTAACGGCGCAAAACGTTCATAATCAATGGTTAAATATTTATCGTCAATTGGTGCTGGTTTTACAATCTCTGGTAAAATTTTTTGAGTATCTTGCGCAGATAAACCAACCTCTCTTTTTACTGGATAACCTAATTTTTGAGCAGTTTCATTAGCTTCATAATAAAAACCAGTTAAAGAGTTAATTTTTTCTAAAGCATTTTCAATATTACCTAGACGAGTTTTTAAATTATCATCAGAGTAGTATGCTACGATATTTCCAGTTGCGTAAACGCCGCCCGATTCAGCGGCGGCAGTTGTTCCAACAGATACTCCTTGTAAATACGCATTACCGAATCTAGTCGTTCCAGACCCGATATCTCCAGAACCATTCGTGCCAGTTTTTTGAATGGAAGAAACAGACGGGGATAAAGTTAGAGCAACTGTAATATCTCCATCTTTACCATTGACGTTGTTGATTTCTATAGAGTTACCCGCAACAAATTTACGAGTAACTGCGGAATTTGTTGCGGTGCGAATTACGAAACCATCGCCAGAAGTCGATGAAATACCTGATAAAATTGCAGAATATGCCTGAACATCGGAGCCAATAACAAGACCTAAATTTGAACGAGCACCTACCGCATTTGATGCGCCAGTTCCACCATCAGCTACTGTTAAATCTGTAATACCGACTATCGTACCGCCAGTAATATCAATAGTGTTTTTATTTTGTGTTGAAATAGAACCTAAACCAAGATTTGTTCTAGCAGCAGTCGCTGTAACAGCCCCAGTACCTCCATGTTCAACTTGAACTACGCCATCAACGTTAGTTGCGTTACCCGTAACAGTACCCGTTAAATTACCCGTTACATTACCGACTACGTTTCCAACATGAACGCCATAAAATTGAACAGCATACATATTACCTAAACCGTCTCGAGTCGCTACGGTATTCGGTAAAGCGTCGTTACTTGGAAATTTACCGTGAACTTTATCAGCGTCTAAAGTTGAACCAGCGCCAGCATTATTATTTAAAAGTTCTAAAATACTAATGGCGTTAAACGCGGAAGTGTTTAATTTCGTACCAACTTCGCGGTTGATAGCGTCAAAGTTATGGTCAACTTCCTCTATGGTTAAGGGGCGCTCTTTATCTTGTCTTAAATTAATGGCAGCCATTAGTTACCTTTGTTTATTATTTGCATTAACATCAATCTGATATCAGATAAATCATTCTTAATTGTATTTATTTCGTCCTGCATCTTGACTACTGATTCTTGGGTTGATAATTGTTGTTGAATGTTTCTTTTAACGATAGATTTATTCATAATATATGCTTCGTATGATTTAGAATCAACATTCACAACCCCGCCAGAAGCGGGGTCTTTTTTCAAATTATTATATCCTTCAACGTTAAGTAAACTCATGATAGTGCTAATAGACGTAGGTTTTTAATTTTAGGAACGAATACAGGATCTCTAGATTTTAGTACAATTTTAATAGAAACGTTATTGAATGATTCGATATCTTCAACATCAATTGTACGTTCAACAAACTTACCTTCTGGGTCTAAATTAGTAGAAACAAATCCAGTATCCTTATAAGGAATCTTACGAAGATCTACGTTACCAGTCCAAGTTCTGTATAAAACTTTAACTTCAGTATTATTAACAATGTTAGCGTCAAAAATAACTTTAATAGTATTCGCCGCTTGAGATAAAGATAAAGTTCTAGTAATGTAGTTTGATGAATTATGAGAACCGTATGGTGCAGTATCGTCAACATACTTATCATAAACTACGATACTAAAATCTGGATCAGTAATCATATCTAGCGTTAAAGTACCACCAAACGCGCGATCAAGGACGATCTTAGTAGTATCTAATTCACTATTACCCGCGTATGTAGTTTTATCTTCAACAACTAGAATATCTCGAACTACATAAGTTCCGTTGGTATTAGCGTCTGCTCCAGAAATTACTAAAGTTTTACCGATACCAGCAGACGCCAATAGGTTGTCAGCCGTATCAATATTAGTACGAATTACACCGACGCCGTTTGCGTTTTCAAATACTAAACTAGGCGCTGAGTAAACGAAATATTCGCCAGATGTAACAGCTACAGCAGCATTACCAGTTAAAGTTAATGAAGTGTTGCTTGCGATAGAAGCGATAGTACCAATTGTCGTACCAGTTGATGTCTTTAGAATGTTACCAGCAACAGCTTGCGTTGTGAAAGTTGTATTAGTACCAGTAACAGTTGCAGAACCAGTTGTACAAGTAATAACTCCAGCGCCACTAGTTGAAATATCAGCCGCGATTAAATCTCCAGCGCCTAAAATTTCGCGCGCATCAATTTCAGGTACGTTGATGTCAGTTGAAGTATGATCATCAATTAGGTTAGAAATCGCGAACGCGGAAATTTGTTGTAAGTCAATAGCTGGTGAAACGTTTTCATTAGTTGAAGTTAAAACAGCCTTAACTTGTAGAGAAGATTTTTTACCGCTTAAATCAGAATATTGATTTTCGTATGAACGGATGTGCATACGAGTTGGGAAGCTATAGTTACTATTAGCTACGAATGGTAAGAAGTTTGTGTAATTACCACTTGGTTCTTGCGCCGAAACGTAGTATTCAATTTTAGTTTCTTGGAAATTTAAATCTGATGTTTTGAAGAACATAGTATCCATTTGAATACCGCGACTGCACTTGATACCATTACCGCCATATTCGCCTTTGATGAAATCGGCGTTAGTTCCACTCAACAGATTGTTTGATTGCGCGTCAGTAGTTACTAGATCAATTATGAACGAATCTTTTTCCAAACCAGTAGCTAAAACTGTGTGCTTAGTGTTTAAAAGAGTATGCGGAATACCAACAGTAGCGCTGTTAGCGCCGTAATATCCTTCAGCAACTCCAGAAATAGTTACAATTTCATCAGCATTTAAACCGTGATTTTTAGCGTACACGCGAATTTTATTAGTATTCGGTGTAATTTCAAACGGATTAACTGATAGATTCATAACTTCTGGCGGGTTAGCGCGGAACATAACTTCAGCAGAAGTACCAATATCAAACGTTGCTTTGTTTAAAGCAAATTTCATATCTAGAAGTGGATGAATTTCCCATTCTTTAGCATTTTGAGAAGCATATAGAGAACCCGTTAATGGTTGTCCAGCGATTGTGTTACCAGTAACGATATCAGTACCGCCCATTTCAGAAACATATAGCTGAGTACCTGGCTCATCCGTCATAACGACAAACGCATACGTTTCAGTATCTTGTAGATAGATAGGCGATTTAAACTTAAACGTTGTTTTTTCAGAACTTGTATCGGACACAATTAATTCAGACGCAGTTTTAGTAACTTGTGAGAATGGAACAACTTTAGAAGAAGGTACGCCATTATCAGTATTACGAATTTCAACAGTTACAGGACGAGTGCCCTTGGCTGAGAAATATAAATCTAGAGAAGTTACAAAACAACCGCCTGGGGAACTGATCGTAAACGTTTGAGCCAATGGGTCATACGCGTACTGATACAACTGACGAGATGAAGTTGTAGTACGACGAACTGGCGGTAAACTCTGAGTATCTTCGTATGTTGAAGCCTGAACAAACTGAGCTGTACGAGTAGAAACAATAGTACGTTCTTTAGATATAGAAATACCTTGTGAATAATATACAGCTGAACCAATAGAGTCAAACGAAGCGTTGCTATTTGATTGATTGTCTGTTAGTTTAAATGTACGTTCTCCAGTACGGAAACTTAGTTCAGCAGTTTCAGGAATATAAAACACGCCAACTGCAGTACCGTTAATGTCTGTGACTAAATCATCACCGTTTGACATCATTGTTGGCGCGGCAGTAGTTGAACTAGAACCGTTGATAGAAGTAACAGTTACACCATTGAATGAAGATGAATTACCAATTGTTACAGTACCCGTTAAAGTTTCGCCTACGGCAAAACCGTTTTTGATATTAACGAGATTAATTTCTTGTTGGATTGGACCAACCGCGTCTGATGTAATAATTGGACCGCCGAATAATACAACTCCAGAAGCCTTTAAACGTAATAGCTTACCCTTGTTGTTATCAACGTAGGAATTAGTTGAGTAAGCGCTGAACGGTTGAATCATAGAACCGTCAATATTAGCTAAAGTAATTGATTGTCCAGAAACCGCAGTTACCTTAAACTTACGAAGGTTTAGTTCTTTAGAAGTAGCAGTATTGTTACTAATACCAGAAGAAGCTGGGATAACTTGGTTTTCTAATAAATCAGAAAGGTTTTGTTCGTTATACGCGTTATGGAAATTTAGGTTGTATAGTACAACGTGATGTCCTGGACGAATATTTGAAGCGTCAGCAACAACTAAATTGAACGAAGTAGCTTCGCTCGTTAAGTTAGTAATTGAATTGATAGATGTAGCAGTATGCGTTGTATTAGTTAACGCATCACCTACTGAAAATGCTGGTTCAATACGATTATTATATGCACGTCTTGGAGTATCAGCTAAAACGTTAGCGTTTAAATCATTCTGATCGAATGACATAACTGATTGACCAACGCGAGTAACTACAAATTTGTCAGCTGGTTTAACGTATGAATCAACTGAAGTACCATCAAAGAATGGCCAGAAACGCGTTGAACCTTTTAAGTTTTGTGCAATAAATGATACTGGTCTAGCGCGCATGAATGGAATGTAAGACATATCCACAACGCGATCGCCGTAATCTTGAGCGTTAACTGAAGATGTTAGTGATGTATTAATACCATCACGCCAGTTATAACCAGAATAATCAGTGAAAGTTGTTTCGTAACCCGTAACCAGAATGTTACGACCAGTCCACTGACGAGTTTCAGAAGTAGCTGTACGAGTGCTTACTGAAGTCCAATTAGTTTGCCACTCATTCCATTTAGTACCAGTAACGCCTAGTTCTTCAGCCATAAACTTAATAGCGTCGTAGTTGTTATCATCAACTGCCACTAAGTCTGGGCGGCGCTCTGTTGACTTCCAGTTATCGCCTTCTGGGAATAAGTTAATTTGACCCTTGAATGCACCCATTGAAATTGCATGGATGTCCATTGCACGCGTAGCGTGATTGTTGAAAATATATGCACTCTCATCATATGGTAGAGTGATCATATCTCCAGTTTTCTTATACGGCTTGTATGCGCGGTCAGTACCTGATGCTAAATCTTCAACCAACTCTAACGCATGGCTATCGTGCATTGGGCGTAGAACGCGGTTTTGAGTATCAACTGAAACTCTGTAATCGTCGTTTTTAACGTCGCCAATACCGTGACCAGTAAATTGGTCAACAATAAAACCATTTTTGAAACGGTCTAAACCAGTAGTAGCATCACGAACTTGTAGCGTTGCGGTATCTTTTTCTAGTAGGCTTAGAGAAACGTAATATTCTAGGTTTGAAATACGACGTTCTAGCTTACCGATATCGCTCATAGTATAACGTCGATTATCGCGCTGCTTGATAATAACATCGCTAATTTTCTTAGTGTATGGTGGAATAGAAACAGTAGCTAGAATTAAACCTTCTTTTGGATCTTCTGGTTCTTTTGGATCAAACTCAGGAACGCCGCTAATAACATTAAACTTACCAACCGAATCTAGAACTAGCTTATCAATACGACCCAGATAGTTTGCAGTTGGCGCTACCATATCAGAACCAATTTTTGGAATCTGAGGATAGAAATAGTTGGTGTTTGTTAGAATTGGACGGAAGTCAACTACATCAGTTAGAGAAATTTCAACTTTCTTACCTGTAGTTGTATCTGTTACAAAGTATGAAGGAATTTCTTCATATGTAACACCCGAAGCAGTTAAATATGAATCGACTGAGAAATAGTTACCTTGCGCTACGCCAACCGAGAAATAATCGTATGTTACTTTAATTGCACCAGAAGGAAC